CTTTGCTGGTTCTCTAGTAGTATCAGCAGGAATTGATACAGTACAGATAAAAGGTACAGCGTAAATGGGAATTGTAAATCGCTCTGAAGATGATGTAGTAGTAGATTCTTCGCTACCCTCTGATGCCCTATCGAGTAAACAATTTGCGACTATTGTTGATGTTCTTAGTGAAGGTGAAATAGAAGGTTTCCCATCAGCAGCAGCATTTACAAAAGGCACAGCTAATTACAATACAGCAGCATTAAAAGATGTATTTTTAGGAAAGACTCCAGTATTAAGAGCTAGTGCCGATCCAACAAATACTCAGGCTACAGATTTTAACTTTCAAGATGTAGAGTTTGAACCTAGATTTGGTACGTCAAGTCAAACATTTATTTCTGGTATTGCCAATATTGAATCTGAAACTAATGTTGGATCAAAAGTAGAAAATGGAACTCCAATATCAAGACAGATAACAAACTCTAATATTAACGCTATTAGAGTTACTCTACGTTTTAATGGATTACAAAAATTTGAAACTAACGGAGATGTTAATGGTGCATCTGTAGAGCTAACAATAAAAATTATTCAAAATAATGGAACGACAAGTACTCCAATATCTGACACAGTTACAGGAAGAACTTCATCTGCTTATAACAGAGATTATCGAATTGATCTACCTAGTACCCTTAATTATCCAATAACAGTTCAAGTGGCAAGAGTAACTGCTGATGCTACCGATCCAAATAGATTAAGAGATGAATTTTTCTTTCAATCTTTTACTGAGATTATTGATGAGCAAAGACCTTATCCTGATATTGCTCATTTAGCTTTAAGATTCGACTCCGAACAGTTTTCATCTGTTCCAAGACGAATGTATAAAGTTCGTGGGGTAAAAATAAAGATACCTCATAACGGAACTGTAGAAGCTTCAACAGGAAGAATAACTTACACAGGAACATTTAATGGAACGCTTACTACGTCTAAAGTTTGGTGTTCTGATCCAGCTTGGATTTTATTCGATCTTTTAACAAATGTTAGGTATGGATTAGGGGATCATATTACTGAAGCTCAATTAGATAAATATGCTTTTTACAGTGCCTCTGTTTATTGTTCAGAGTTAGTAGATGATGGAGCAGGAGGACAAGAACCTAGATTTAGTTGCAATACTATTCTTCAAACAAGGCAAGATGCTTATGAAGTTGTAAATTCTCTTACTTCTGTGATGAGATCAATAAGTTTTTGGACTGCTGGTTCTCTTACGATTTCACAGGATAGACCTACAGATCCTAGCTATTTGTTTAATCTATCAAACGTAACATCAGCAGGATTTGGATATTCTGGTACGAGTCTTAAAACAAGAGCAACAGTAGTTTCTGTGTCATATTTTGACATGGATAACCAAGAATTAGACTTTGAAACTGTAGAAGATGCCTCTGCAAAAGCTAAGTATGGTGTCTTACATAAAAAAATTACTGGTTTTGGCTGTAGTTCTAGAGGTCAAGCTGCAAGATTAGGTAGGTTTTTATTATTTGAGGAACAAAATTCTACTGAAACAATTAATTTTACTACTGGTCTATCAGAAGGAGTTGTTGTAAGACCTGGGCAAGTTATCGAAGTCAGCGATCCAGTAAGAGCAGGACTAAGAAGAGGAGGAAGAATAAAGTCAGCAACAACAACAACTGTCACAGTAGATAACACTGAAGATACAGATTTAGATGCAACAAATAATCCAACACTCAGCGTCATTCTGTCTGATGGATCAGTGGAAACTAAACCTATAAGTGGTATTTCTGGTGCTGTTATTACAGTATCTTCTGCTTTTTCTTCTGCTCCAAATGCAAATAGTGTATGGATTTTAAGTAACACCACATTACAAACTACTCAGTGGAGAGTGGTTAGTGTAACTGAAGATAAAGATAACTATGCAATTATTGGAACGGCTTATAACTCAGGAAAGTTTGCATTTATTGAGGATGGCTCTCCGTTACCTGTTAGAAATGTAACGATACTAAATGCACTAAAAGATGCCCCTACTGATTTAACTGCTACTCAACAGTTCTATGTTGAAAACCAAAAAGCAAAAGTAAAAATTATTCTTGATTATGAAGCTGTTCCAGGTGTTAGCCAATATAGAGTTCAGTATAGAAAAGACAACGGAAACTTTGTCAGTACCACTGTTACGGGAACAGATTTTACAATATTTGATGCCAGTGAAGGTACTTATGAATTTAGAGTATTTAGTTTGAATGCAGCATTGGAAGCATCAGCAGAACCAGCTACATTAACAAAAGATTTTGCAGGAAAAACTGCAATTCCAGCAGATATGACGGGGCTTACTGCCGAACCAATAAACAATAAACTGATTCGTTTGAAATGGAATAGATCAACAGATATTGACGTTACTCATGGTGGTTTAGTTTATATAAGACATGATAGTTCTGGAACTGATGGCCTTGGTACGTTTGAAAAAGCTGTTGACTTAATAGAAGCTGCTCCAGGCAACTCAACTGAAGCGGTAGTCCCTGCTATTACTGGAGAATACATTCTTAAATTTCAAGATGATGGGGGTAGATTTAGTGCAGGAGAGGCCAGCGTTGTTGTAAATATTCCAGAAATAACTGATGATTTACTTGTTCAAACTAGAAGAGAAGATTTAGATAGTCCTAAGTTTCAGGGTGTAAAAGTTAATACAGCTTTTGATGCCACGACAAATTCTCTTAACTTAACTGGTGCAGGACAATTTGATGCTATCGCTGATTTTGATGCTGAAGGATCATTAGACGATATTGGAGGAATATCTTCATCAGGTACTTATGACTTTGCGTCTACCTTGGATTTAGGTGCAGTATTCAGTCTCGATTTAGTAAGACATTTCAAAACAGAAGGTTTTTATCCGTCAGATTTATTTGATTCAAGAACTGCAAACTTAGATACTTGGACAGACTTTGATGGGACAGATGCTAATGATGTAGATGCTCAATTATTTGTACGCACCACACAAGATGATCCCTCTGGTTCTCCCACATACACAGCGTTCCAAAACTTTACAAGTGGTATGTTCAAAGCAAGAGGATTTCAATTCAGAGCAGTTCTTACCAGTGATGATCCAGCTCAGGATATTAGAGTATTTCAGCTAGGTTATTCAGCAAAGTTAGAAAAAAGAATAGATCAGGGTACTGGTCAGACTATAACTTCATCAGCAGGAGTAACTACAGTTCCATTTACTTCTCCATTCTTTGTTGGAACGTCAGCACTTGGAAATCTTAATCAACATTTACCAACAGTTAATGTCACTGCTCAAAATTTAGCTTCTGGTGATTTTTTTGAAATATCGAATATAACTGCAACTAATTTCCAAATACATTTTAAAAATTCATCAAATGCTTCTATAAGTAAGCAATTCACATTTACGGCTGTTGGTTTTGGAAAAGGATAGTATAATAAGATCAATGTTACTTTTC